ACAATGTGGCGCTGGTCACACGCATGATAGTAAGCGGGAAGCCATACGCTGCAACGAGCTACACATATTGCAAGCGGCTGGTGAGATTACTGATCTAACGATTCACCCGCAATATTGGTTTGTGATCAATGGTCGCCAGCTAAAGCATCCCAATGGTCGGCGCGTTGGCTATAAGTCGGATTTTGAATATGTCGAAAACGGAATGCTGGTGACGGAAGATGTTAAGGGAGTCGTTGTCAGGGATTGGCCTTTGCGCCGCGCTGTGTTTGTTGCGCTGTTCCCCAACTACCATTTACGGGAAACCAAATAAAAATGGGTGACCGAAGCCACCCAAGGTTGTTTTGGCAAGGAGCACCAAGCGGCGGATAATACGGAAAAACTGTAAGCTGGTCAATGATGTATAAATTCGCTTTTATAAATCACGGAATGCGGTTATAAGGAGGGGCTGGAGAGCGAAGTGAAGAACGCTCGATCCAGCCCCACACGCGAAGGAGGTTCGCATGAATCGTAAAACACTTACTATTTCTACACCTATAAAACAAGGTGTTTCTATTGATACGCAGATCGAAAGGATTTGCGTAAATTGTCGTTTTTTCGACTGGGTGTGTAGAAAGCGTTCTCCATATAGAGATTTTGAAACAGGACGTGCTGTTTGGCCTAAGGTCGATCCTGAAGACTGGTGCGGAGATTTTAAGCGTCTTCCTGCTGAGTCAACTGAAGGCTTTATGTCATGAGTGGCTTACAATGGTTCCGACTATATCACCGAATAGTTGATGACGAAAAGCTGCGCTTGTTAGCTTTTGAAGATCGCTGGCACTTTGTTGCCTTATGCTGCCTAAAGGCTGATGGCCTTCTGGACTCGCCAAATGATAATCTCAGATCGCGTAAAATTGCCGTCAAGTTAGGCGTGCAGTTGCGTGAATTAGATGAGATTGGAAGGCGCTTGCAAGAGGTCAATTTGGTTGATGAAAGCCTGTCGCCAGTGGCTTGGGATGAGTTGCAATACAAAAGCGATAACAGCACAAACCGTGTAAAAAGATACAGGGAAAAACAGCAGCATAACGCTATGAAACAGGAACGAAACGTTTCAGTAACGGGCCAAGAGACAGATACAGATACAGATACAGATACAGAAGTTAATACTAACGTATTAACAGCAAAACGCAGGAGCGTTTCCGCTGCCAAGCCTGATGGATTTTGTGACCAGCTTTGGAAGGATTGGAAGAACCATCGCAAAGCAGCTTTCACTGAAACCGCATTGAAAGGCATTGAGCGTGAAGCTGCACAGGCGGGATGGACGCTAGAGGCTGCAATTACGGAAGCCATTGAACGAGGATGGCAGGGATTCAAATCAGATTGGGTAGAGGGAAAGAAGAATGGCACAACAAATCGGACAACTGGTAAGCCTGGAAACCAAAACGGCTTTGCCGCAGCACTTCGATACGTCGCGGATGGACGCTCTGATGAGCCTTTCTGAACTTACGGTAGCAGAGTGCGATGAACTACGTTCGATTGCGCTGGCGATGCCTGTTGAGAACATCCCAGTTGAAACCCGCGAACTTGCCAAGCAACTGCAATTCATTGAGGCAACCCTGCCAAGCAAGAACACCGACGAGCAAAGCGGACAGATGCGGACAGCAGTCTATGCAAGGATTCTAGGCGGCTACACTAAAGAAGCCCTTAGCTACATGACAGAGCGCGTCTGCAAAGAGCTTGATTGGTTCCCCACGCCTCGCCAGTGCTTGCAGATATTGGAGAGCTACACGCCGCGCACTAGCCGAAAGGACAAGGCGCTTCTGATCTGTTCAAATCACACGCAGAAAAGGTTTGAAGAATTTATTTCAAAGCTACACTGTGGTGAGCCAGTAGAGCTTGCAGACAAACCAGATCGTTGGTTACGCATTGCCGAAGATCGCGGCTACCTTCGATTGATTGATGGGGAATTTACAATCAGGTGACCCAAAGCGCAGCCACCGTCTTGATGTGTGACCTAGCTAAGTATCAGGCAGGAAAGATATCACTGAATGATATACGCCAGAACTGGGCTAATGGTAAGTATGCTGAAGCGCCAAGAGAGTGGGCTATTGCTGCGATTGACCACGCCAAGCAGCAGAAATAAAAATGGCCCCACCGATAAAGGCAGGGCCATGTTTTTATTAGAATGGCATCATTGCTTTGAATCTAACTCCACGTTCAAATTCAAGCTGCCGAAGCGAATCGCTTAATTCTTTGTGGTCTGAGCAATAATTGCCATCGTCCCAAACGCCATCATTGGTCTTTTCATCAATTAACCAATAACCCCAGAAGTTGCCTTCTACTGGAACATCAAAGCGTTCAGCCTCAATGCGAATCCCAATGGATGCAGCGCGTGCGCGTAGGTCTTTCAAATTCATTTCATTCTCCAATTGTCAAAGAGCGGGGCATGGCCCCATCAACAAGGTGTTTCCTGCTGATGAACATTATATAGCAGATCACAATATTAATGTCAACACCTTTTTTCATAATAGATAATAATGAAAAAGGTGCTTGACAGGATAAACAGAGATTTATAAAAGGGTGGCACAGCAACTGAGGCAACGCCTCGCCTTTAAGGAGTAAGTTTTATGCTAGTAAAGTTTTCCACACTCGCTGACGGTGTTTTCATCGAAGTAACTGATGCTATGGAGTATCAGCCTTCAGACCGTTGCTTTCGCTTTGATGCCAAAGGCAATGCGGAATATGCAATTTTTGCTGATTTAATCAGCACTAACCCAGCACCACGCTGGTTTGGACATTGCTTCAACGAACGGGAGTTTACGTTCGCATGAAAGTTCTAGTAGCTTGTGAATATTCAGGGCGTGTGCGTGATGCTTTCATAGGGGGGGGGCTGATGCCATGAGTTGCGATTTGTTGCCTACAGAAGCTCCTGGGCCGCATTACCAAGGTGATGTGCGTGATGTATTAGATTACCCGTGGGATCTAATGATAGCACATCCACCATGCACTGATCTTTCGGTTAGTGGTGCGCGGCATTTTGAAACAAAACGGCTTGATGGTCGCCAGCAAACAAGCGCATCTTTTTTCATGATGTTGGCAAAATCTGACATTCCACACATTGCAATTGAAAATCCAGTCTGTGTTATGTCTAGACTATGGCGCAAACCTGACCAGATCATTCAGCCGTGGCAATTCGGGCATGGCGAAACCAAAGCGACCTGCCTATGGCTGAAAGGACTTTCTAAGCTTGTAGCCACCGATATTGTTGAAGGCCGTGAGCAACGTATGCACCGACTTCCACCTTCACCAGATCGCTGGAAGATTCGCAGCACAACCTATCAAGGCATAGCAAATGCAATGGCTGACCAATGGGGAAAGATATAATGACACCAAGAGGCCGTAACTTTGCAGAGATTGATGCCATCGCAGAGATGTATGATTACACTCTTGCTGATATTTTAGGCAAAGCCAAACAAAGGAGTTTGGTTAAAGTAAGACGCAAATGCGTTGTTATGTTGAGAGACAAGGGCTATTCAACCACAGAGATAGGACGCATTATGCAGCGCGACCATAGCACCATATGCCATGCGTTGAATATGTATGTAGTGAAAGGCGAGGGCGATGACACCATCGAAGCTTAAACTGGCAAGAGTAGCTATGGGCTACAGTGTAACAGAGATGGCTGACGCTTTACGTCTATCACCAGACAACGGCGCAACAAGCATACGCAAGATGGAGTCTGGCAAGGTAAGGATCAGTGGGCCTATAATGGTTGCAGTCGATGCGATGCTTAAGGGCTATGACCCATTCGGTGATGATTATGACGCAGAATAGGTCTAGTGCTGTAATGCAGCAGCGTTCTGAGCCTCACGATAGCTTAGATGACTTTCCAACACCACCGTGGGCAACTAGGGCTTTGTGTGAATGGTTGCGTGATAATCAAGATGAACCAATGCACGCAATGACTGTAAGAGAGCCAGCAGCCAACCGTGGCCACATGGTCAAGCCACTATCTGAATACTTTGCTCACGTTGAGCCATCTGATGTGCATGACTATGGGGTTGGTTATCCAGTTGCTGATTATCTATGGGGGGCATTGCCTGAAATGCACGACTGGACAATAACCAATCCACCATTCCGATTGGCAGAACAGTTTATACAACGAGCATTAGAAAGCAGCATGGAGGGCGTAGCTGTCATTGTGCGTAGCGCATTTCTGGAAGGCAAGGCGCGTTTCGAAAACTTATTTAGCCACACGCCACCAGCTTATGTTCTGCAATTTGTTGAACGTGCACCAATGTGCAAGGGCAAGATTGATCCGAATGTATCGAGCGCAACTTCCTATAGCTGGCTTATATGGTTTCCGGCACTAGATGATGTTGACACAAGATTGCGATGGATAGCGCCATGCCGTAAGCGCCTAGAGCGTGCATCTGATTATGAGGGGAATGAAGATGGACAATCCTAATTCACACCAAGTTGGCGGAGATCACTACGCATCCAAGAGCGTTCAGCCTTGGGAAGCAATGGAGTCCTGGATGTCGCCAGAAGCTTTCTCAGGTTATTTGCAGGGTAATTGCATAAAGTATTTATCCCGCTATCGTGAAAAGAACGGCATTGAAGATTTGCATAAGGCGCAACACTATCTGTCAAAGCTTATTGATCTGGAAAGCAGAAGCAAATGATTGAGATCGTAACAAAGTTTTCTTGCTATTGCGGCTTCCAATGCGAAGGCAAAGGCGATGCACCTGACTGCAATAGGTGTGGAGATAAGATGTACTCTTGGGGAACAAGGGAAGTCACAACGAAATCATTCACCTTGGTTGGCGAAAGTGCCGACAAGCGCACAATAAATGGGGGTTACTGATGAGCGTTAAGATAGAACAACGCAGCATTGCTAAACTGATTCCATACGCAGCCAACAGCAGAACGCATAGTGACGCACAGGTGGCCCAAATCGCAGCCAGCATTAAAGAGTTTGGCTGGACGAATCCTATTTTAGTGTCTGGAGACAACGACATTATTGCAGGGCATGGCCGACTGTTAGCAGCGCGAAAGCTTGGCATGAATGAAGTTCCAGTGATTGTTCTGGATCACCTCAGTAAGTCACAGCAACGCGCCCTAGTTATAGCGGATAACCAACTTGCCTTGAATGCAGGGTGGGACATGGATATGCTGAAGGCAGAGATTGAAGACCTAAGCCTGGAGGACTTCAACCTAGAGCTCTTAGGCTTTGATGATGATTTTCTGGATGGATTGCTAGAAACAGTGCCATCCATTAGATTAGCAGATGAAGACACTGTTCCTGAGATGCCCAAGGTAGCAAAGACCATTGTTGGCGATGTTTGGATATTGGGCAATCACAGGTTGATGTGTGGAGATTGCAAATCCTTCAATGATGTCGCAAAGGTTCTTGATGGGAAAATGATTAACCTGGTGGTTACATCTCCGCCATATGCTTCACAGCGGGAGTATGACAAGGATTCATCGTTCAAACCTATTCGTGTTGATGAGTATGTGGATTGGTATGAAGACATCGCAACGAACATATATGCTAACCTAGAAAATGATGGTTCGTATTTCTGCAACATCAAGCCTAATGCTGAAGGCATAAAACGCGAGCTTTATGTTTTTGATTTAGTGTTGGCCCATGCTCGCAAATGGCAATGGAATTATGCAGACGAGTTCTGCTGGGAGAGGGCTGGAATACCTCAACAGGTTGCAAGAAGGTTTAAGAACCAATTTGAGCCAATCTATCATTTCACCAAGGGTGAATGGAAGTTCAATCCAGATGCAGTGAAGCATGAATCAAAGGCTGTTCCTAAAGCAAAGGGCAAAGGCGCTGGCAACACCAATGCCGCGCAACGCCAAGGTCATGTGTCTGCCGTTGATGGTAATGATGTAGCAGCAGGAATGGCTTATCCTGGCAATCGACTGCCGACCTTTCAATCTGAAGCACTAGGACATCCAGCGGCTTATCCAGTAGGGCTTCCTGAGTTCTTTATAAAAGCGTATACTGATCCTGATGATGTAGTGTTCGATCCATTCATGGGAAGTGGTTCAACTCTTATGGCAGCGGAAAAGAATGGCAGAAACGCTTATGGATTGGAATTGAGTCCATTATATATGGATTTAATCATTAATCGTTGGCAGCAATTTACAGGCAAGCAAGCAATCCACGCAGAGACAGGTGAGGCATTCGATGGCTGATGTAAAGCTAACCGCAAAGCAAGAAGCATTCGCTCAAGCCATAGCTGATGGCATGGGGCAAGCAGACGCTTACAGAGTGGCTTATGACGCAGAAGGCATGAAGGACAACACAGTTTATCCTAAAGCATCTCGTATGATGAACGAGGGCAAGATAAGGGCAAGAATCGACGAATTGAAGTCTATGGTTGTCGAAAAGCAACTCTGGACACGCGAAATGTCTGTCAAAGGGTTGATACAAGCGTATCGGATTGCCCAAGATGCAAAGACCTCAACAGGAATGACAGCAGCCGTTAAAGAGCTAAACGTAATGCACGGCTTTAACGAGCCAACGAAGCTCAGTATCACTGGCAGCATGATTCAACGCATCCAGCGCGAAGTGATTGATGACAACGCTGAAGATTAAAACCCCGCGCTGGTTCAAGCCGTTCCTAAAGCCAAGCCGCTATAAAGGCGCACATGGTGGGCGTGGATCGGGAAAGAGCCATGCCTTTGCGGAAATGGTAATAGAAGCTCATGTGATGGATCAGCGGCGTAGAACAGTTTGCGTGCGCGAGATACAGAAGTCGCTATCGCAGTCGGTCAAGCGATTGCTGGAGCTAAAGATTGAACAGCTAGGCGTTCAGGATTACTTTGAGGTTCAAGAGGCGCAGATCAAGTCACGGCATGGCGATGGCCTAATCATCTTCCAGGGGATGCAAAACCACACGGCTGACTCTATCAAGTCTTTGGAAGGTTATGACTGCGCTTGGGTGGAAGAATCACAGACATTATCGCAACGCTCGCTCGATCTATTGCGCCCGACAATCCGTAAGCCAGACAGCGAACTGTGGTTTACATGGAACCCGCTGAACAGCACCGACCCGATTGATATGTTGCTGCGAGGCCCAAGCCCACCGCCTGACGCTGTGGTTGCACAGGTAAACTATCGAGACAACCCTTGGTTCCCTGATGTGCTTAAACACGAAATGGAATACGACAGGGATAGAGACCCTGACAAATACAAGCACGTTTGGCTGGGAAGCTATTCATCCAACAGCGAAGCGAGAGTATTCCGTAACTGGAAGATTGAGGACTTTGAGACACCAGAGGACGCAACGCACCGCTTCGGCGCAGATTGGGGCTTTGCATCTGACCCGACAGTCTTAATCCGCTGCCATGTTGTTGGTCGCACAATCTATGTTGACCACGAAGCGTATCGTGTAGGCTGTGAGATTATGGACACGCCTGACCTATTCTTCACTGTGCCAGAGTCTGAGAAGTGGCCAATCGTCGCTGATAGCGCCAGACCTGAAACCATCAGCCACATGAGAAAGCATGGCTTCCCAAAGATCATGGCAGCAGTCAAAGGGCCTAAGTCTGTAGAGGAAGGCGTTGAATGGCTGAAGTCATACGACATCATCGTTCACCCTCGCTGCCAGCACACGATTGACGAATTAACGTGCTATAGTTATAAAACTGACCCCTTGACAGGACAAATCTTGCCAATCCTTGCAGATCGTGATAATCACCTTATAGATGCACTGCGTTATGCGTGCGAGGCCATACGTCGAGCAGTCGTTCCCAAGACTTTCGACGTACAACCTTTGGCAACTGTGAGTAGGTGGTAAATGGCTCGATTGAATAAAGAACAAAGGTTCTCGAACATACATCAACAGGCGTTGATAGAGTTCGACCGTGTTCAATCGTCGGTGCGTGATGAGCGCCTCCAGTGCTTACAAGACAGACGCTTCTATTCAATCGCTGGCGCACAGTGGGAAGGCCCACTCGGTGAGCAATACGAAAACAAACCGCGCTTCGAGGTAAACAAGATTCACCTTAGCGTCATTCGTATCATCAACGAATACCGCAACAACCGCATTGCTGTAGACTTTGTTAGCAAAGATGGTGAAGCAAACGACAAGCTAACCGAAACGTGCAATGGTCTTTATCGTGCGGACGAACGGGACAGCGGCGCAGAAGAAGCTTACGACAACGCTTTTGAGGAAGCTGTAGGCGGTGGCTATGGCGCATGGCGTTTACGCACTGCATACGAAGATGAAGAAAACGACGAGGACGAACGTCAGCGCATCCGCATAGAACCAATCTATGACGCTGATAGCTCTGTGTTCTTTGACCTTGATGCAAAGCGCCAGGACAAAGCCGACGCTAAGTATTGCTTCGTTCTGTATTCAATGACCTATGAGGCTTACAAAGCTGAATGGAATGATGACCCAGCGACATGGCCCAAAGAAATCCACCAATACGAGTTTGATTGGGATACGCCTGACGTTGTGTTCGTTGCTGAATACTATCGCGTCGAAGAAGTGCGTGAGACTGTCCGCATCTTCCTGACAATACAGGGCGAAGAAGAACGCTATATGCAAGCGGACTTTGATGCTGACGAAACGCTAGAGGAAACACTAGCTGCTGTTGGCACTGTAGAAGTACGCCAGAAGCGTACTAAGCGTAAGCGCGTCCGCAAGTATATCATGAGCGGTGGCGGCATCCTTGACGATATGGGCTACATTGCTGGCAAGAACATTCCGATTGTTCCTGTCTATGGCAAGCGTTGGTTCGTTGATAACGTCGAGCGTTGCATGGGCCATGTGCGCCTAGCCAAAGACCCACAGCGTCTGAAGAATATGCAGCTATCGAAGCTGGGCGAGATCAGTGCGCTTTCGTCGATTGAAAAGCCCATCTTGATGCCAGAGCAAGTATCAGGCCATCAGGTAATGTGGGCAGAGGATAACCTTCGCAACTATCCCTATCTGTTAATCAATCCAATCACAGGGCCAAACGGTGAGACTACTGCTGCTGGCCCAGTTGCTTACACTAAGTCCGCACAGATTCCGCCAGCAATGGCAGCGCTGTTGCAGATCACTGAATCCGACATGGCTGAGATACTGGGAAGCAGCCAGCAAGCCGACAAGATGGTCAGCGGCATCAGCGGCAAGGCTGTTGAGCTTATCCAAACCCGCCTTGATATGCAGACGTTCATCTACATGAGCAACATGGCTAAGGCTGTGCGTCGCTGCGGTGAGATATGGCTGTCAATGTCTAAGGACATCTATGTCGAAGAAAAGCGCAAGATGAAAACTGTTGGCGCTATGGAAGAAGTTGGTTCGATTGAACTGATGAAGCCACAGATCGACGAAGAAACAGGCGAACTGATTTACGAGAACAACCTGGGCGATGCTTTGTTCGATGTTGCCGTAGACGTTGGCCCATCGTCGAGCAGCCGCCGTGACGCTACAGTCCGTGCGCTTACAGGCATGATGCAAGTTACCACCGATCCGACAACCCAACAGGTTCTGCAAGCTATGGCTATCATGAACATGGAAGGCGAAGGCATTGGCGACATCAAGGAATATTTCCGCAAGCAGCTAGTCCAGATGGGCGTCATGCAGCCAACGGAAGAAGAACAGCAGCAGATGATGGACGCACAAGCAAACGTGCAGCCTGATGCACAAACTGCCTACCTGATGGCAGAGGCTGCTAAATCACAAGCACTGGCTATCAAGGCACAGGCTGACACTGAGCTTACCTTGGCGCGTTCTGAAGAAACGAAGGCCAAGACAATTCAAACGCTATCAAGCGTCGATATAGACGAACGCAAGTCCGCTATTGAGACTGCTGAAAAGATTGGGGCTGCACTACAGCCGCAAACGAATGTGGTTCCACCCTCCACACAATTTGGGTGAGTTAATGGGGTTAAAACATGAAAACGGCAGAACAGGATAACGACAACATCGACACAATCGACATCGACACGGATTTTAACGATCAATCGGATGATGAGACCAATACCATCGACGATGATTCAGAAGACGAAGATGACGAAGATGAAGTCGTAATATCCATCGGAGAGGAATCGCCACCTCAAGATGAAGAAGTTCGTGCGCCAACGTGGGTGCGTGAATTGCGTAAATCAAATCGGGAAAAAGAGCGGAAGATACGCGAACTGGAAGCAAAGCTAAATACGGCAGCAACTGAGACCAAACCAATTGCAGCAGTGACAAAGCCAACGCTTGAAAGTTGCGACTATGACTCCGACGAGTACGAACAAAAGCTTGCTAATTGGTATGAGCACAAACGCGAATACGATGCAGCCGAAGCCAGCGCAGAAGCCCAGCGAGATGCTGAAGCTAAAGCATGGCAGGGTAAGCTTGATTCCTATGCGAAGGCAAAATCTTCGTTAAAGGTGCGGGACTATGACGAAGCTGAGGCGACGGCTTTAGATACGTTTAACGTCACGCAACAAGGGATAGTTCTACAAGGCTCTGACAATCCTGCTTTGCTTATCTACGCAATTGGCAAAAGCACCAAACGAGCAAAAGAACTTGCAGCAATCACCGACCCCGTGAAGTTCGCCTTTGCGGTAGCAAAACTGGAGACTCAGTTGAAAGTAACTAACCGTAGAGCGATAACCTCGCCAGAACGTACAATCACCACAAGCGGTGGGCGTGTGTCTGGCTCCATTGATTCACAACTTGAACGGTTACGCGCTGAAGCCTTAAAGACTGGAGACTTGTCAAAGGTCATGGCTTACAAGCGTAACAAAAAGAAAACCTAATTTAGAAAGAATAGGCTC